ACCAGTTCGTGAAGTTGTAAGAAAAACATTTGACATACGCCCTAGCGGAAGATCGACTGATTTCATTAGTCCTTCTTTCGGCTATGGCTGTTTGTTCAACTGTTCCTACTGCTACATGAAAAGACACCAGCCTGATGGATTAACAGTGGCAACCAATATCAATGATATACTAACAGAGATAAACAACCACTGCACTTTTGCCGTAGTAGATAAGCCTAACCAAACACACAATGAGTATATAACGTATGACATCTCTTGTAATGAAGATTTTGCGTTACATCTTAAGTATTATCCTTGGCAGTACATTCTACAGTTCTTCAAAGAACATCCTAAAGCTATGGCCTCATTTGCTACCAAGTACGTAAACAATAAACTACTTGAGTTCAACCCTGAAGGTAAAGTTAGAATCAGATTTTCTTTAATGCCTCAGTACTACGCAGATTTTCTAGAACCAAATACTAGCTCTATAATTGATCGGATAAAAGCGATAGACCGATTTATAGAAGCAGGTTACGATGTACACATTAACTTTTCTCCAGTTATAGTTCATGATAAGTGGCTTGACCACTACATGTATCTGTTCGGAGAAGTTAACAAATACGTCACTTACAAGGAACTAGTTAAAGCTGAAGTAATCTTCCTTACTCATAACGCAGATAAACATCAAAGAAACTTGCTTTATGACTACAAAGGAGAACATCTACTGTGGCAACCTGAGATTCAAGAAAACAAAGTAAGTCAGTATGGAGGTAAAAACATCCGATACAGACACGACTTGAAAGCCAAGTACATTAAACAATGGACTGATTTACACGATCAGTTTATCCCCTGGAACACTATTCGATATATATTCTGATGGACTTATTAGTAACACATCCCGTAAAAAAATCTGATTTAGGATTTCATGGTAATCTTTTTGGAGGCAAACTCCTTGCATGGGTAGACGCAGCATTAGCCGCCTACGCAATGGAAAAGTGCCACACACAAAGTATGATTACCGTATCTATAGATCAGTGTGTATTTAAAAAACCAGCTAAAGAAAAGCAGTTGGTTAAGATTTATGCTAAACTGTTGAAAATAGGTAACACTTCAGCTACTTTTAGAGTAGAAGCACGAGTCTACAACGTATTTAGAGGAGATGAGGCAATTCTCCTGCAAACCTGTATGACATTTGTGCGAGTAGACGAGGAAGGTCAACCTATTCCTATCTCAAAACAAGTTAAAGAAAACTTTTACGCACCTGATTCAAAGCTATAAATGGCAACTATCAAACAATCAACAATTTAAATAATTTTTCCAAATTCTAATTAAATAAAAATGAACAGCCAAGAAAATAAAGCAAAAGTAGGCTTAGAGGAACTTCTAGAGTTAGATTACTTCAAACACGACGTAACTAGAAATGTAACTACACTTTTATCTCAATATCCAGATACTAGAGATAGTGACGAAAGATTAGTTGCTATTTATTACTACATGTACTATCCTAAACTAGTAAAAGAAGGAAGAGCACTTGACTTTGTAAAAGCTATGGCACAAGGCAAGATTGTTTCATCTGACCTTGTTACTCGTACTAGGAGAAAACTTCAAGAGCACAATCCAGAACTTAGAGGAGAAAAGTGGAGAGAACGTCAAGAAAGACAAGGTAATGTAAAGTCTGATTTAAGACAAACTAAAGCATTTAAACATTCAATTTAATAAACAAAAACAAATTATGAAAAACTTATTAATTATCGTCTTTTTATTTGTCTCTAACTTGAGTTACGGGCAATGGGTAGCCAAAACAATCAACAACAATTTAGATGAGCCTTATAAGATAGCTTACTGTCCATCAACAGATAAGAAAGCAATTCTTAAACTTGAACTAGTAGGTACAGAACTAGCCTTTTACATAACTGGTAGTTATTTCTGTGACGAAGAACTTTCAGTAGATGTAGCCTTAATTGTTAACGGAGAATCTAAACGCTATCAGTTTCTATCTTCAAAGTCAAGTGACAACACCACTGTATTTTTAGTAGATGACATTCTTAGTTTAGTTCAACAAGAGTTCTTAGCTGATTTTAAGAAATGTTCTTCTGCTATAGTAAGAGTTAACGAAAGCCACTGCACTACTGATGTATATAAGTTTACAATGAGTGGTTCTACTAACGCTATTAATGTGATGTCTAAGCCATGAAACTTAAACTAAGACTAGTAGCAATCTTCGCAATTGTAATCCTATTCTCATTCATTCCAGAGACATTCCCAGACTTCTTCGGAGACTGGGTTTGTCAAGGAGGTAAAGTAATCGTTCAAGGTAGTTCTTACAACATAGAAGGATGTTCTTACGGACATCAGATGGACCACATGCCCACTACACACTGGGGCTTCAGACATTGGATGTGGACACTGTGTGGCGTAACGCTGTTCGTTTGGAATGTAGTAGAGTTAGTTGATAAGAAATACAGACTATGACAAACAATAAACAACAGACGGCAGTGGACTGGTTATGGGAAATTGCATATAATAGAGATTTAACCGTTGCAGATTGGAAACAAGCCAAAGAAATGGAGAAGCATAGAATTGAAACTGCATACAACAAAGGAACAGTTCATGGAATTGATTATCCTGAAAGTACATTACCAATAACTGGTGAACAATACTACGAACAAACCTACGGAGGAGGTGAGCAATGACAAACAATAAACAACAGACGGAGGTAACAAATGAAAAAGCTATTTATCATAATCCTATTTTTAGGGTGCTCTCAAAATAAAACAAAGCATACTCTAAAAGTAACAGATACTATAATCTACTACGATAGTATGACTTTAATTAATGAATCACCCTAAAAAGTAACAGATGAAACAAAGTTATGGAAAATCAAAATAGTGTATGTTTTGTAGCTCGTATTGGAGAAGTAAAACCAATTGAAGGAGCTGACAACATTGAAGTAGCAGTAATTGGTGGTTGGAATTGTATTATTCAAAAAGGACAATATGCCGAAGGTGACTTGGTTGTAGTAGCAACTACTGATGCTGTTATACCTCAAAAATTATCTGATTCAATGAATGTAACTAATTACTTACGTAAAGGTCAACGTGTACGAACAGTTAAGTTAAGAGGGGTTTATAGTGAGTGTTTAATTATCCCAATTGGTTTTATACCTGACAAATATCGTTATGAAGGAGCTGATTGTATGGAGTTAATGAATATCTTTAAATACGAACCACCAGCAGTTCAAATCCAATTATCTTCAGGACGTAAAATTAAGTATCATCAGAATCCTAATTTCGGTGTTTATTATAAGTTCCCAAACATTAAAAACGTTCAAGGAATGTTTAATGAGTCTGACGAAGTAGAGATAACTCGAAAGATACATGGTACGAATGCTCGTTATGGTATTGTTAGAAAGAGCAAATTATCTATTTGGGATAAACTAAAACGATTCTTTGGCAATAAATGGGTTGAGTATGAGTACGTTTACGGATCTCACAATGTTGAAAAAGGAAGTGATTCACAAGGTTTTTATGATACTGATGTTTGGAGAACAATTGCTGAAAAATACAACATTAGAGAACAGTTATGGGATTTCTTTAAGAGGTACAAAGAATACTATAACATTAAAGAAGGTATTATCATTTATGGTGAAATTTATGGGCCAGGTATCCAAAAAGGATATGACTATAATTTAACTGAACTTGAATATGCGGGTTTTGATGTTAGTATTAACGGTGAATATTGTAGTGTACTTAGAAGTTATGATATCCAATCAGTATCTTTAGAATTACCTTATGTACAAACTTTAGATCTTTGCCATTGGTCTCAAGAAATCCAAGACAAATTTGTATTTAATAACTTTATTGAAGGTACTAAAGTACCTCACGAAGGAGTTGTAGTTAAATCGATTGACGGTAATAGACGCAAAGTAGCTAAAGTTATCAATCCAGATTATCTAATATACGGAGAAAAACATAACATAGGAGATTCACATTAAATGCAAAATAAAGTAGAACTATTGGGTTATTACGGATCAGACGAGGTAATAGCCCAATCTGCTTGGACATCAACCAGCAGAGAACTAACAGAAGAGAAGAAAGCACGCATTCCAAAACTTATTGAGATGTTGTGGTCTGAAGGACACGAAACTCCCTTTGAGAAAGGTAGCGTACACTTCTTGGTTACGTGTGATATAGCTTCGCACATTCACTTACTTAAACACAGGATAGCATCAATCAATGCTGAGTCTGCTAGGTACAAAGAACTGAAAGAGGACAAGTATTATATTCCTGAAGATTGGAGTGGTACACATTGGGACGCTATGTTGTACGCAAAGACAGTTGAGATGAATGCTCTTTACCACAAGTGTCTAGAAGAACTAACACCTATCTTGGGCCGTAAGAGAGCCAAGGAGAGTGCTAGATTCTTCAAGACATACAACTCACAGATTACTGCTGACGTACAATTTAATATGCGTTCATTTGCCAATTTCTTAAAATTACGTTGGAGTGAACATGCTCAGTACGAGATTAGGATGATTGCAATAGAGATGTATGACTTAGTCGAAGCAATTCCTGGTAGTCCCTTTAAATATACCTTGGAGATGATTAAACCTTAGTGTATATTCGAGGTTATGAATATAAATGTATACACTTTTTGTTGTTTACTTAAAGAATACGATGAGGATTTTGCTGCACTATCTTTTCAAGAACAATATGATGCAGCTCCTAAGTATTACAAAAGTTTTTTAACCTCAGAACATAATAAAGACACCATAAATTTATCAGAAGCTATTGAACTTTATTTACAAGCAAGATATGACCTAGATAACTCTTTAGACTTAGAGTTTGAAGATGATTAACTTTTAAAGTTAGCTTTTGTAAATTAAGTTTATTTTATTAACTTGCAACATTAACAATGGAACTACTTGATATTTACACAGTAACAATACTACTAGCAATATGCTTAATTATTGCAGGAGTAGCAGCAGTTAGTCTTTACAATCAAAATGTAAGACTCGAAGAATTACTTGACCATGAGGCTAAGCAATCTAATTATTATAGTAAAGAAGCTTTAGACAACATGGAGCGTATCTTTGAGTTAAGACAAAAACTCCTAAATGCACAAGAAGAAATTAGAAATTTAACTTCTAAAAAGTAATGTTTTACAACAAAAAACCAGCCAATAAATTCAGAGAAACTAGATACGAAAGAGAAGAAGCTAGTTGGTTTGGTGCTACTTGTCCTGTTTGTGATAAGCCTCTAAGTAAACAAAGACCAGTTTGTTTTGCTTGCCCTATATACCCTGCGGAGTACTACGAAAGGAAACAAAAAGAAAGAAATAGCAATCAAATATAATGGCTACAACCGACAAAGAAACTATGGAAAAATTAAAATCTCTTCAGGGGAAAATGACCCCTGAGTTTATTGATTATTGTAACCTAAATGGAGTAAATTTGCGAGATTGGTATCGTTGGCAACTGCATCTTATTTGGCAAAGGAGAAAAGACAATAGACCAACGCAAACTAAAAAATAGACTATATGTTAGATAATTCTGAAATGTATAAGATTCAATACTCAGCAGGACAAGGTAAAGTTGAAGTTGTTAGTATACTTCAAAAGAACGGAGAAAATTGGGGATTAGTTAAAGACTCACGCATAGAAGACATGTTAGTGAGTAAATTTCTTAAAGAAGATCATTACAATTTGAACAACAAAAACATAGGTTATGGTCAGATTGTTGTTACAGATCGTCTAGCATACATTACTGGAACTTTTGAAATACCGAAAAAATAAATATTATGGAAAATGTAATGCCCAATTTTACTTCAGAGCAACTTAATAAAGTTGTACAGGAGAAAGGACAAGAAATGTTTGATACGTTTCAAACAGCTATTAATTCTCAGATTACAGATGCTGTTACTCAAATAACCCCAGAGGTGTCAAAAGCTATGGCTAAAGCAGTTACTTTAGCTCATATCAAATTTTTTAAGACTCCTTTAGAAGCTATTCCTAAAGATAAACTAGAAGGAATGAATGGTTCAGCTATGGAAAAGCTTCAAATGGTCGTAGAATACTGGAAAGGTATCACTGAGTATGTAGAAAACATTTAACTCTCCTTTTATCATCAATCACCTACAAAGAGGACTCATATTGGGTCCTCTTTTTTCTTTTCTATCCCACTAAAATTAACTAACAAGAAAGCAATTTAAAAACCCAAGTAAAACTAAAAAGAAATTATTATGCCAGAATTTGAATCAGAAAATCAAAATGTGCAAGAAACAACTGAAAGAATTACTTACACTTACCTAAAAGCTTCTACAGATTTCTTAGAAAGAATCAAAGCTATTCAGGATAATAGTATTCTTGCAAAGTTTCTTTGTAGACTGTCCTATGAGGGAGTGTATTTTATCCCCAACGTAAACGGAAGTATTGATTACTTAGGAGTCAGTGTTGATGATCCTACCAAAATCTCCTATTTGACTTACGAAAGAGCTTTGTCGGCTTTTACTAAGAATGAAAATACTCGTGTTTGGGAAGACAAAAACTACAGGTATCATAGCGGTGCAGGCAAAGTTATTCGTAAGCTACTTAGTGCAACTCATACGAATATGTTCCTAGGGGATTATGCTCATTCTCCAAATGCGTTTAATCAAGTAGTAACTGAAGTTAGACAAACCTATGGTCATTTTGTAGTTCCTGAAAATGGATGTTTTGTGTCCGAAATGTTTACAGAAGCGGACTTTGATACCTTTAACAATTTGTTTCGTGTAGAAGGTTTCAGACAAGGAGACACAAGCGAAGTTGTATTTGTCAGAGGTCATTGGATTAAAGAAATGTATCACGAGAAAAACTATGCGAGTTTATCAGGTACTTTAGGAAACTCTTGTATGCGTTACGAAAGAACCAATCAGTATCTAGACATCTATGTTAAGAATCCTTCTATTTGTAAATTAGCTGTTCTACTTAATTCTTTAGGCCAAGTACAAGCCAGAGCATTAGTATGGACTGTTGATGGAATAGACTATCATGATAGAATCTATTACACTTCTGACTTGATACATGATAGGATGAAAGCATTTTTCTTAACCAATAACACAGAAACGTGCGCAAGACAGTACTCAGGAAATAAAACTATCAAGATACAGGCAGATCCACTTAACAAAGACTTTGATAAGAGAGTATTATTTACACACGATTACTATCCGTACATGGATAATCTCACTTATCTTGGAGAAGATAGAACTGTATTAACTAATGATGCGAATTGTTTTCAAGGAGAAGAATATTTAATCTTAAACTCTACAGGGGGCGGTTATGAAAGTTCGGCACCTTCTACAGTAGAGTGTAACTGTTGTGGAAGAGAAACTGACGAAGATTCTATTTTCTTCATTGATTGTCGTAGAGACGATAATCGAGGAGAAAGTTTATGTGAAGACTGTGCAGTTTATTCGGATGTTTACGGTGAATATATTACTAGAGATAATGCAGTTTTCTTAGAGGGAAGACAGACCTGGGCTTTACTAGCAGATTGTATAGAAGATTACTTAGGAGAATATATCCTTGGAGATGATGCAGTAGAGTTAGTTAACGGACAGTATACACACATTGACGACTCAGACTTATCTTACTATGAAGATGGAGATGCGTTTCTTCTAGATGACTCTAGTTTTCCTTATGTAGAGTATAATGGCAAATATTACAAAGTAGAAGATTGTGTAGAAGATAGAGAAGGTAATACATATCCAGAACAACACACTACTGAGTACGAAGGAGAGATATGGCTCACCGATAATTTAGACAGACACTTAAACTTAAACTTAATTTAAAAACAAATGACAAAAGCGTGGATAAAAAACACAATGAATAAAGTAACAAAAACTAAAACAGAACCAAGACTAACTGTAGTTAAAGCTCCTGAAAGGGAAACGATTAAAGTACCAGGACTAACTCCTATACCTAAAATGGAGTTAGCAATTAAGCCCGACTACGATAGACTAGTTATGTTACTTGATATGAGAACTTACTCTAAAGGTAGTCTGCAAGATAAACTAATCGAAAAACTGGGAGACCACTTTGCTAATCTTGGAGCAATCACTGAACTAGATAAATATGGGAATTTGTATGTAACTAAAGGTAAAGCAGATTTCTATCCATGTGTAGTTGGTCATACTGACATCAACCAACAAGTTAGAAGCAATGTTAAGATTATGACAGGATATCCTTGGATGTTTGGTTTTGACACAGACAAAGCAGAACAAGCTGGTATGGGTGCGGACGATAAAGTGGGTGTCTATTTTGCAGTACACATGTTTGATTTGTTTGAAAATATCAAGTTGTTCTTTCCTAAGGATGAGGAAGTAGGTTTGATTGGGACTTATGCAGCAGACAAAGAGTTTTTCAAAGACTGTAGTATGCTAGTTCAATTGGATAGAAACTCCTACAAAAATGATCTCATTAACTATACTAACGGAATTGAAGTATGTAGTGAGGAGTTTGTAGAAGCCGCTCAATCTATTATGGATAAGTACATGTATGCTACTAACAGAGGTTCTTGCACAGACATTGGTGGTATCAAGAAGTTTAATACCGTTAATTGTGTAGCAATGAACGTAAGCTGTGGTTACATTAACGAACATAGTTCAGAAGAAGTAATTTCTATACCTCACTTTGAGAATGCTATTAACTTTGGTTATGAGTTACTTAAGATGGGTGTAGATAAAATATGGACTCATGCAGCGAAAGAAGAAGTCTACGAGAATAGTTACTATGGGAGATATGGTAATTACGGTTATAGTTATAGTGGAGGTTCTTCGTTTGATGATTCTTTAGTTGACCCTTTTGATGATCTTTATCATAGGCCAGGTACCTACGTAGCGGAGTCTATCAATAATTCTGGTGTTTATATAGATGAAATAGACAAAGATAATGATGAGTACCTAACAGACTTGTATCAAGAATTTGCTTCTGAAGATGTCAGAAAGAAGCAGTTAAAACAAGAGTTCTCATTTGACTTTGGATATATCTCAGAAGAAGAAGCAAATAACTATACTCAAGCAAACATTGACGAAATGATACTTGAAGAAACTTGTCCTTGTTGTTGGAATACTATTAAAATAACCAATAGATTATTGCTTTACACTCAATGTGAAAGCTGTGATAGTTTATTTAACATACCAAAAGATGCAATCGAATAATAAAACTTTATCGTTTAATTGCTATGGAGAAAGTCTGGATACAAGTCCAGACTTTTTTCTTGCGAAAAGGGCCTATGAAGAGTCTCTCATAGACTGGAATGAAGATGAAAAAAATTGTGGAAAAAGTGGGGAAGAACACTTGGAAATTACAGAACACATACCTAATTTTGACATCCCATTAAAGAAAAATTTACCTTTAAAACAACCAACCAACAATGAAGAAAACATTTTACGAAACAATGTGGAGCCTATTGGAGAACCAGGGAATTCTCCAACAATGGTTTGATGAAGGTCTTCTTGTTACTAAGAAAAATACAACATTTTGGACACCAAAAGCCCTAGAGTTACTAGGGCTTGAGGAGTCTATTGGTGGAGTTAACCTTAGTGACAAGCCAGGGCCAAAAGCTAGAGAAGTTAAAGTTGATTTACTTCAAGATTTATCAAAAGAATTTGCAAGCAAGTTTAGTGCTAAAGCTATCGGTGTGCCAGGTAAAGGAGGCAATATGGTAGCAGTTAGTAAGAAGATAGAAAAGTTCCTGAAAGATTACGATTATACCGTAGAGGAAATTCTAAAAGCTATAGACTTGTACATAGCTGATTTAAAAAAGACCAACGGATTACGATACGTGCAAGAAGCACATTACTTTATTAGCAAAATACATAATGGAGTAAACGTAAGTAATTTAGCTAAATGGTGCGAAGAAGTTAGAGCAGATAAAGGTGGAGACAAGGGATATACTAGTCACACAATACTTTAATTTTTTCTTTCTTTTTCTACCTATTACAAAGCTATGGCATACCAACCACCAAAATTTCAAGATTTACTTAATGTCATTGAGCGTAACAAGCGTATCAAAGAACAAGGAGGTATTACTTCTATCTTAGGTCCGTTTGAACGTTTATCACAGTACTATGGAGGGTTTACCAAAAGCTCTATCACAGCTATTACTGCATCATCAGGTGTAGGTAAAACAAAGTTTGTAAAGTATTTTACCGTACATAATGTGCTAAAACAGATTGAAGGTACGAACATCAAGGCTAAAATATTTTACTTTGCTTTAGAAGAAAACCAAACTGATTTTTGGTTATCGTTTATCTGTAGTTACTTGTTTCAAAAACACAGACTCAACGTAAGTGTAACTCAATTAAAGTCTATTGGCCGATACAATGTAGATGCTAGTCTTATGGCAAAGATTAAAGAAGCCGAAGCTTACATTACTAGATTGCAAGGTACAGTAGAGTGTGTAGATTACATCAGAAATCCGACAGGTATCTTAAAATACATCAAATCGTTCTTTGATAATCCTGCTATAGGAGAGTATGTATTTAAAGAAATGCCAGACGGCAGAAAGAAACTTACAGGATACAAGTACAAATCAGATGATTTATGGGTATTCTTTGTTTTGGATCACATTAGTTTATTATCTAACGAAACAATACCCGACAGTAAGATGAGATACACTCCGTATCAAACCTTTGACCTTATGGTTAAAGACTACATCTTAGATATCTTCTCAAAGAGATTTCAGATGGCAAATGTTATTGTACATCAGCAGACTCCTTCCTCAGAGAAAGCTCAGTACACTAGCAAGGGACATCTAATTGAAGAGAAGATAGAACCTTCTTTGGAAGAGTTGCACATCAACAAAGGTGTGCATCAGGATTACGAGGTTGTGTTGGGATTGTTCAACCCAGCACGTTACGATATTGACTTACACAATGGATATGACATATCTATATTAGGTCGTAACTATCGTTCCCTTAAGTTTCTTAAAGACAGACACTTTGGACTAGAAAATTCTAGTTTAGGTATGTACTTTGAAGGAGCTAGTGGTATTTTTCAGGAATTACCTCGAGCAGAAGTAATGACTACAGGAGGATACTACGAACAATTTAAAGAGATAAGATAAAATGCTGAAGAGAATTAAAATGGAAAAACACTTAGAAGTTATCTTAGCAGAAATGTGTACTAGAGTTGGTACAAAGCTAGATAAGGTAAATATTCTACAACAAGACTGGCAGGAAAAATACGAATGGACAATTGAACAAGAAAAAGATTTCCAAGAGTGGATGTGTCAGTACCTACAAAAAAACAAAGACGCTTTATTTGAAATATCTACCTACAGACCAGATGAAACCTTAACTCCAACCGAACTAATGAATCTAGTTAAAGAGTTCACGTTGTTTTATGGGTGGGCATTAGAAGAAGAGCCAAACTTTGAATATATAAAAGAAAATAATCCAGAAAAAAACTAAAATGTCAAGCAAATTAATCGCAGTCGTAGGACCCACTGGTAGTGGGAAATCAACATCAATCAAGAATTTAGATTCAAAAGAAACGTACATTATTAACATTGCACGTAAGGAACTTCCATTCAAAGGAGCAAACAAACTGTACAATGCAGAACTAAAAAACTATGCAGAACTAGATGACGCTTTGCAAGTTGTAAAGTATCTACACAGCATCAGTGAGAAAGCGCCTCACATCAAGAACGTAGTATTAGAAGACTCTAACTACATTATGGGTTTTAACATGGTTAAGAAAGCCACAGAAACAGGCTTCACTAAGTTTTCCGTAATGGCTAAGGACATGGTCACATTACTTACAGAAGCCCGCAAATTACGTTCTGATTTGAAAATTTTCTACTTTTCTCATCCCGAGGAAATTATGGACGATGGAGCTATTGTTTCTTACAAAATGAAAACAGCAGGTAAATTGTTGGACAATCAAATTGTATTGGAAGGCTTGTTCACAATAGCGTTGTACACCCATGTAGATGAGGACAATGAAGGTAATGCTACTTATGAATTTGTAACTAATCGTTGGAAGAAATATCCAGCTAAATCACCTGATGGTATGTTTCCAACAATCCGTATCCCTAATGACCTAAAAATTGTGTGTGAACACATTGACGAGTATTATTCCTAATCAATTAAAATTAACAAAAATGAATTTAGAAAATTTAGAAACCAGAAGCAGCAGTCCAAGTAACAAGAAACTTTACACAGGCATTGCACCGATTAAAATTGTAGCTGTTAACCCATCTCGTAAAGAGATTGCAAGTATGTACGAAGTGGATATAGAAAAGGTCAAAGAACCTAACTATTTCACCGAAGATTCAACTCGTTTGGATTTTTGGTATACAAACCACGATAGTATTACTACACCTTTGTTGGGTAAGTTTGCTTTGTTTATAAGCAATCAAGCAAGAAAGAGTCAAGCTGGTAAAACCCAGTACATTGACAACCACAGTAAAACTTGTTGGGCTGATAGTCTTGGAGATTTGTCGGAGCGTAACACAAAAATGGCTGACTACAACAAACTAAAGTTGGATAAAGTACGCGAAGCATTGCGTGGAGAAGAAGATTTGTACAGCTTACTGCGTACTTACGGAAACGTAGATACCAATACTGCTCCCTTTATGCTTGATGATATTAAAACCATCATTAAAGGTAACGTGAGTGAGTTGCGTGACTTCTTTAATCACTTCAACAAGAAAGACGGAGGAGTTAAAGTTTTATTGGGTATCAAAGATGGTCAGTATCAAGATGTATGGAACAGTCTATTCATGACTTTAAACGGTAAGATGTCTGACTATGTACGTAACAAAATTACGGACGGTCAGTATGGTTACAAACACTTCTATGGAGGTAGCTTCGTTTTGAAAGAGTTTGTTCCTAGCGAAGAACCTGCAACTGTTGAGTCTGGAGATGATCCTTGGACACAGAATGATATTGAAGATCCATTTGGAGATTCAGTAGGAACTGCACCTAAATCAAATGTAGATACAAATCCTTTCGAGGACGACTTATTTGGCTAAGATGTACCTAATGTAGGTAGGGGTACATCTGTGCCCCTATCTTCATTAACTATGTGAGTATGAAATTAGATAATGTTAAACTAAGAATTACAAAAGAAATGCTTTTCGCTAAGTTTAGCCAAGAGCAGATTATGGAGTTTTACTTCGGACAGCCTATCAAGCTTAAAGAAAAGTATAAGAATCCTTTTAGAAACGATAAGTTTGCTACGTGTCCTTTTTTCTACAAACAAAATGGACAGTTAGTGTTTATGGATTTTTCTGTAGGTAAACCTCTAACGTGTATTGATATAGCTGAGCTAAGACATGGTGGTCCAGTTGGATATCAGGATATTTACTATGAGATGTCTAATTTAAAAATAAGCGATTTACCTACACCTACAATTGAGTTTAATAAAGAAGATGTCTTTAATGAAACTATAATTAAAGTGGAAGTAATGCCATACGACGGAGAAGACTTGAAGTTCTGGGCCCAATTTAACATTAGCTTAAGTACACTTAAACACTTCAATGTACGAAGGATAAGAAGAGCTTGGATAAATGGACAGTTAAGATACATAAACTTAGACAGAGATAGGTGTTATCGGTACATAGAGGGAGACAGATTTAAACTATACAGACCGCATAACAAAAGAATGAAGTTCAGAAATAACTACATGCACGAGTATGAAGGACTAAATCAATTACCGCCTACTGGTGAATTACTAGTTATTACTAAGTCTATGAAGGACATTATGACTTTACATTCTATTGGCATTCTTGCAATATGTCCTCACAGTGAATCTGCTATACTTAGACCTGAGTCTATAGATGAGTTTACCTCTAGGTTTAAACGAGTTTGTATTTGGTATGACGCCGACCCTACTGGAGAAGCAAAGTCACTTGAGATGCATGCTTTGTACAAACCTAAAGGAGTAGAAAGATTAACACATAGTGCAGTACTAGGAAAAGATGTAAGCGACATAGTAAAAATACACGGGGTAGAAAAACTAAAAGAATTATGCATACAGTTAGAGATATTATAGAATACATCGTAAAAGAAACAGTCGAGTATCTAGATAAATCAGATAAATTAGTAGAAAAAGACTCTTTCTTAGCAGACAAGTTAAAAAGAAAATTCTTAGAGGATACACTACTTAAACCGTATAAAGAAAAAACAATCATTATTACACCTAAAGTAAAAAGAGAGAAACTTGATATGAAAAAGTCTCTTACTACTCACGAGATGACTGTAATCCAGATTATCTGTGAGATACATAAAATAGGTTTTAATGATTTGTTCTCTAGAAAGCAGAACACAGAACACGTAGATGCTAGAAAACAACTTGCGTCTTTCTTGTACGTTTACTTAAACTATTCGTATTCTCATATAGGAATGTTATTAGGAAGAGACCACAGCACAATGATTCATAATATATCTTCTCACGAAAGTCTGTTAGAGACAGATAAAGTGTATTGTGATAAGTTTTTTAAAGTTATTGATGCTATAAAGGTAGAGCTACCAGAGTTAATGAATCCTAGTTTATCTATGAACAATATGATAAAAGAGTACAGAAAACTTAAAAGTGAAAGAACTATGAACTTGCTGAGTTCTTTTAGACTAGAAAACAAAAAGTCAAAAAGTTAAATGGAACAAAAGAAAAGAATCAATATACCTGATAGCTGGTACAACAAACTAAAGCACTTTATTGAGTCAGACGAAATGACAAAGATCGGCTCTGTTGTTAAGGAGAGAAGAAAACATACCGAAGTTTTCCCTCCCAACGAAGAAATCTTCAGAGCATTTCAACTAACCCCATATCGTGATGTACGCGTTGTGATTATTGGAATGGATCCTTATCCTACTTTGTATCAGAATAAGCCAGTAGCATGTGGTCTTTCATTTGCTCCTAGAGATAGAAATTATGTACCTCCAAGTCTAAGACAAATTTATAAGCGGATTAAAACAGATTTTTATCCCGACGAGATGATGTTTGAGGTAGACTTAGACATGGAGTATTGGGCAAAACAAGGTATACTTATGCTAAACGCTGCGTTAACTGTAGAGCATGGTAAACCTGGAAGTCACATGAAACTTTGGTCTAATTGGACTAAAGAAGTAATTTTTGCTCTTAATGAGTACTCTTCAGGAGTTATTTTCTGTTTATGGGGAAAAGATGCACAAGCCTTTGAATCTAATATAGGCAGTCATCATATAATTCTTAAGGCAGAACATCCTGTGGCAGCAAATTACGCAGGTAGGCAGTGGGAATGTGACCACTTTAAACAAATTAACAAGCACTTGATGGGAGTTAATGGAGACTTCATAGAGTGGATTAAAATCTAAGAAATGGCAGAATCTAAATTTAACGAACAGCTAGACCAACTGATTCAAACAGTTGAAAACAGAACAACTAGAGAAGTGACTAACTACTTCTTAGCATTTATCGATCAGAGAATTGAAGCCCTAGAAAAAATGGAACAATCTACAGAGTTTGACTATTGCGAAAAGTTAGGAAGAATTAAAGAACTACAAGAATTAATAAAAACATTAAAAGAAATCAAATGAACGCACAAGAATTATTAATCGGATCAAAAACAGATTGGACAGTAAGTAAAAGACCTTTGTTCGGTCCAGACGGAGAGCCTACACCTGGTTATGGTATCTTTAGAGATGATACCAACAACTGTTTAGGTTTAGTTGGTGGTAAGTATACTATCACTCAAAATCATGAGGTAGTAGAAATGCTTATGGATGCAGCTGGCTCAGTAAACATTCCAGCTGTACGTGGAGGATCTTTAGGTAAAGGTGAACGTATCTATTATCAGTTCCAATTACCCAAGGTACAGATAGGGGGTTCCGAGAACCTTAGATACTTGACGGGTCTTACTGCACACGACGGCTTAACTAAGATTGGTTTTGGAGCAACTAACGTAGTTGTTGTTTGCCAGAACACATTCTTTCAGGCATTTAAAGATTGTGAAGCAGTTAAGCACACACCCAATCATAAAGAGAAACTACAGGGAATAATCACATCTCTGAGAGAGTCTATGACTGCTGAGGAAATGGTTATTGAGCGTATGATTAAGTTAAGTACTACAACTATTCCAAGTAAAATCGAGGATGATTTCTTGATGAATCTTATTGGCGGTACTGAAGACTCTAGTCGTACTAGAAACAGACTGAACGACTTAAAAGCAGCTATGTCTACTGAGTACAGCACTCACGGAGAAACTGCTTATGGATTGTTCAATGCAGTAACTCGTTTTACTAACCACATGGTTAAGTACAAAGACATCGACGCTAAACGTAAAGCTTTAATGTTTGGTGCCGCAGCTCGTACTAACCAGAATGCATTTGACTTAATAGAAGCTACTTTCAAAAGTGCTCCTACTGCTGAAATTTATATCTAATTAAATACAAAGAGAAACAGAATAGCCCAAGAATAGCTTGGGTTATTCTTTTCTTTTGTATATTGTATTATGCTGAGAAGAAAGAATCCGCAGGAAAAGAAAACTCCAGTTAAAGGAGAACCTGATAAAAAAGATAAACCAGTAGTTGAGACTGTATGTAGTGACTGTGGTAAGAAGAGACCCTACTCAAACAAGAGTAAGAAGTTGTGTGCAGTTTGTGTAAAGAGAATTAATCAACAAAAGATTAAGGAACGCAAGGAGAAAGTACGTAAAAAGAAGGCAGAGTCTATTGGAGTATTGACTAAAAAACTCGATAGAATCTTTAGCGTATTTGTCCGATTAAGCGGTGCCAACTCTAATCACGCAACTGCTTGTTTCACTTGTGATAAAGTTTTACACTGGAGAGAGATACAATGTGGACATTTTCAGTCTAGAAGATTCTACTCAACTCGATTCCATGAGCTAAATTGCAAGCCTCAATGCTACGCATGTAACATTGGTCTAAGTGGCAATCAATACGTTTTTGGGGTTAATCTAGATAAGCTGCACGGTAAAGGCACAGCTGACTCTATGGTAAAAACATCTCGTGAAGTAAAGAAATTTACTAGTCAGGAGATGATGGAGCTAATTAACCATTACGAAGAAAAGGTGGAAGACTTAAGAAAAAAACTAAATATTTGGGAATAATGGCACTGTATTTTGTATCACACGACACTCAGCTTCAAAGGAATATGCAAGACTTATCTCATGGAGAAATAATGCCTTGTACAGTAGGAAGTTGTATTGCTTATTTGGATAAACAAGATGTTCTTGGATTTGACATAGAGACTTTAGGGTTTGACCCTTACCAAGACAGAATTGTATGCATTCAGTTAGGCAATGCTGAAGTTCAGTTTGTTGTGGATGTAAGTACAGTGGATATCCAAGAGTTCAAAGGTTTACTTGAGACTAAACTTCTAATAGGTCACAACTTAAAGTTTGACGTTAGGTTTCTTTTTCACAATCGTATTATTCCGTCTAAGATATTTGACACTTTCATTGCTGAAAGGACATTATATCTTGGAGTAACTCTACATAAAGCTTCATTGGCTGATTGTGTAGATAGGTATTGTGCAGCTTACATGGATAAGACGGAACGGTTAAACATTACTGGAAGATTTAGTCCAGAGTTTATCAAGTACAGTGGTACTGACGTAAAGTATCTTCATGCAATCAAAGCGAAACAAGAAGAACTAATTAAAGAAAAAGAGTGCAAAATGTCTATTGAGTTAGACAATCGCTTTGTACTTGTTTTGGCGTACATAGAGTACTGCGGTATGAAGCTAGATTTAGAAAAATGGCTCAACCGATTAAGTACAATTAAGAACGAAGCAGAACAACTAAGGCAACAGTTAGATGATTATATAATCACTAACAATTATGAAAAATTCATTAATAGACAAGGAGATTTGTTTGTTGAAGGACTAAGTACTTCTATCAATTGGAACAGTGCAGCTCAGGTCATCAAGTTATTCGAGATGATGGGTGTAGATGTTGATGTGGTTGATCAAGGAGTAGTTAAGAAAACAACAGAGGCTAGTCAATTATTGAAACAAGTAGAACAGTTTCCTATTCTAGAAACTTACATACGGTACAAAGAATGTCAGAAGAACATCGGTACGTATGGTGAGAACTGGATAAAACTAATTAATCCTGTTAGCGGAAGAATACACACTAGTTACAAACAGTTAATGAGTACAGGACGTTTGTCTAGCGGTGGAAGGAACAAAGCTACGGGAGAAACTTATCCAAACTTTCAAAACATTCCTAGTGATGAGGAAACTAGAAGTTGTTTTGTAGCAGAGGAAGGAAACACACTAATAGGGTGTGACTACACAGGTCAAGAACAGATAGTTCTAGTAAACAAATGTCTTGACGAAAACCTATTAGAGTTCTACAGGAAAGATCTTGGAGATATGCACTCATTTGTTGCCTCTAAGATGTATCCAGAGCTAGACGGGATGCCACTTGATGATATCAAGAAGAAGCATAAAGATAAACGTCAAGCAGCAAAGGTGGCAGGTTTTGCCATCAACTACGGAGGTAGCGGAAGAGGTATTGCAGATCAGTTAGGACTAACTATAGAACAAGGCCAACATATCTACGATTCCTACTTCAATGCGTTTCCTGGTTTGAAATCATACTTTGATAGTGCCAAACAGTTTGGATTAAAGAATGGCTACGTGTTGATTTCAGAAGTAACAGGTAAAAAATCCTACGTAGACAACTACGACTGGTACATGGAACAAAAGAAACGTATAGAAAACAATGCGTTTTGGGATGGTTACAAGAAACATAAAGCAAGCAATACACCTACGTTTAGAGAGTTAAAGAAAGCAGTACAAGCTTACTCTATGAAGAAAGGTGAGATTGAGCGTATGTCTTTGAACTATCCTATCCAAGGCGAATCTTCAGAAATTACAAAGTTGTCTTGTGTATTATTCTGGAATGATTACTTAGTACCAAAGAACCTTTTATTTACCGTGAAGTTTGTAAATACTATTCACGACGAAAATCTAATTGAATGTCCTCAGTCTTTAGCCGAAGAATGTGCAAATGCACTTCAAGATGCTATGGAAAAAGCAGGTAGTAAGTTTTGTAAAACTGTACCACTTAAAGCGGATCCTTGTATAGCACCATTTTGGAAAAAGTAATATGGATAATCAATCAAACCTAGTCAAGTTAAATGAACTAGAATCAGAGTTAAGAATGGTTGAAAAGACCATCGAAAAACTAACAAATAAAAAAGTAAATTTATTAACACAAATTCACAACATTAAAAAACAAAAACATGGGAGCAAGTTTAATTGAAGAAAGAGGACGCGGATCCTCAATGAATGACGCATACAAAAGAGCAGTAGAAGATGCAATTTATGAGCATGGAAATGATCCTTATAATGGCACCATTAGTACTACTAGTGGTGTAAAGGACGTAACTAAACAATATCGTTCTTCTGGAAAATCTATAGGTGATTTTGCAGAATACTTGTACGAAACTGATCAGTTGCAAAAATGGGGAAATGCTTTAGGTGTTTGTTTGAGTGAACCTGTAGTTAACAACAACAAAGTTAAAACTCAGGTTAATACTACACCTCAAAAAGGAACTCGTAAGTGGGAAACTAGATATGTAGTACAGTTATTTGATGGTACAGTAATAGGTAGTCGTGAGTTTCAAATAGACGCTATTAAATTAGGTCGTCAGCACACTGAGAAAAATAAAGAAAAAACCTATGTGCATATCACAAAGAAACTTATTGGTAGTTCTACTTTAGTATCTGAGATTAGTTATAAGAATTCAGATAAAGAGAAGGAAGGTTTGTATTACTTTATTGCATTAGCCGCAGAATAATGGATCCAAGAATACTAGAAGAAGACTTACGAGATGATGAGTCTGATGATTTTCGTGATGATGTCGAAGAGTGGGAAGAAGATCCTGCTTTCGACCATCTTAGAGACGAAGAAAGAAACTTTATAAACGAACAAAGAGAAGAAGAAAGTAATGGCTAACATGGAGTATCAAGTAGAAAGGTTGGAATTGGCCAACCTTCTACTTAAAGGTAAAAAGATTGTAGATATTCGTTATGCATCTGAAGAAGAAGTAGAGGCAATGGGTTGGTCAGAAGACTTTATTGTATTTACTATGGAAGATGGCACTATGTTCTATCCTAGTAAGGACCATGAAGGTAATGATGCAGGTGTTATTTTTCTACAAGAAAAAGTGTCTTTAGATGGACCAATACTATTTCATCAATTCTAACTATGGCAAATCATTGTTACAACTTTGTTGCCTTTACAGGTAACGAGAAAGGATTAAAACAACTAGTAAGTTCTTTAGAGAAAACTAGACTTGTTTTTATGGAAACAGAACGTGAGTTACATGAAAGTAATGTATGGATCTACGGGTTAAATGCTCACATAATTCTAAGTAGTCGTCCTCCTGAAAAAAACGCAGAAGGTAACTACAGCTTAGATGCGTACGCTGAATACGGATCTAGATGGTTTGATTGTGACTGGCAAGTAACAGAAGTTGATGGCAAAATTGAATGTGTGACTTTACAAGGCGATAGTGCTTGGAGTCCTATGTTACCTTTATTCGAAAAGATAGCTAAGAGACTGAAGCTAAACGGAGAAGGTAACTATGAAGAACCAGGTATGGACTTTGCAGGAGAGTTTGAGTTAAGTCCAGATGGTCTTTGTTCTCACACAGAAATGAGTTATCGAGAGTATCAAGCTATTAACAATCCCAACTCTTATTGGGAAGATTTAATTATGTGGATTGAAGACGGTTGTTACGATAGTCTTGAGGCTGTGTTTGAGGAACTTAATTCAGTAAATTGGAAATTAACTGAAGCAGAAAAGAAAGAGATAGAACAAACATTTGCAGAGTACTTAAAAAGTAATGAAAGTTGATAAGACACAGCAACTAAAGGATATTAGAAGGGCCTACATTTTAGCAAAGGCCCTTAATATCCAATATCAGTGGATAAGAGAGTTTCTTAATCCCGAATTAAAAAAAGCAGCAGGTAATGCTAAGGCAGGTAATTCTTTTTTTATTAAGCAGATAGAAGATGCATTCAAAGGAAAACTTGTGACTGAAAAACTTATGGATAGAGAAGAAGAACGTGCTTTTAGATTACTAGAAGAAATAGAAAAACTAGAAGAAGATGATAAATAAAATTTACATACCAGGTAAACTAGCTATCAAGCTAGATGGTAATAGATATTTTAAGCCCGATAACCTAGAACTCCTTCAGTCGTACTTAGAAGAAGTAATGAATGGAGAACCAGAGGTACAAGTAGAATTAACTATTGTCAAAGCAGATAGTAAGAAAAGTGTACAACAGTTACGATATTTTTATGGTGTAATCTTACCTGTTATTAAACAGGCTTTAGAAGAATTACAAGGAGAAACTTTAACTAAAGAAGAAGTTATTATGTTCCTTAAAGATAAGTTCTTTTATGAGGAAGTTGAACTTGGAGGACACTTTGTAAAGATGCCTATGTCATTTGCTAAAGCTACTAAAGAAGACGTACACAAGTTTATTAGTAACGTTTTAGTATTTGCTAATGATATATTAGGAGCACATATTCCAGAACTTTAAAATTATGCAAGAAAACAATAGTATTAAAAACGAAATTGCTAAAGAAGTTGACGACTTCGAGAAAGCATTAATTGAACGAGACCAGGCACTTAGGTACAATCAAGGTAAGTTATCTTGGTCTATGGTAGACTTTGACTCACTAGAGGGACTTGTAAGAGTTCTTGAATATGGGGCAAAAAAGTATAGTAAGGATAACTGGAAGAAAGGTATGCCTGTAACTCAAGTAAGTGAGTCTTTAATGCGTCACTTGTTTGCTTTCTTAAAAGGAGAAGACATAGATCCTGAATCAGGCTGTAGACATATCAGTCACGTGATGTGTAACACAATGTTCTTAGAATATATTTTACGAGAAAAGCCACACTATGACGATCGGAACCCTACAACTGAGCTTTAACAGTTTCTGGAAACGAACAGAGGGACAACGAGCAACACCCTTTGTTTTTTTCTATCTTTTTCCAATGTTTACTATTTCCAAAACAGTTAGTCAAGAACACTTCAGTGTATACTTGGGTTGGTTTTTTTGGAATATAAAAATTACTTACTTACGATATGATAATAAACGAAGAATACCTAAGTAGCACCGCTCTAAGTCAGAGCAAGTTAAAGAAGTTGTTAGTTCATCCGCAACTCTTTATTAACTACAACAACGAGGATGACACAGACGAGCCAAAAGAAACAACCATGATTGGTGATGCAGTAGACTTAATCTTAACTCAAGGTAGTGATGAGTTTTACAATGCATTCTACACCACAGACGTAGAAAAACCTACTGCAATGATGGGTGTGTTTGTTTGGAATCTATTTGTAAACAGAGATAGTTCTGATGCAGAACAAATTGCTTATGAAAGATCTGGCTTTAAGATTAAGTTAGACAAAGTACGTGAGCGATTTGAGAAAGAAGGTAAGTACTACTATGAGGCTTTACTTGAAGCCAATGGAAAAACTGTAATTACCAGTGCACAGAAAGCAAAGATTGAAGCTATCGTAGAAAGTCTTAAGTACAATGAGTTTACAGCGGAGTGGATTAATGGCTCGGAGCGGTACGAAGTACATAAGCAAGTAGTGGTAGAGTTTACATATAAAGGATATAAATGTAAGGGACTGCTTGATTTAGTTGTGGTAGACAAAGAAACAAAAATGGTGTATCCAATAGACTTAAAGACTACTTCAAGTTCAACAAATGGTTGGATGGCTATGTTCTGGAAGTTTAGATATGATATTCAAGCAGCTTTTTATACCTACGGAATTATAGCTTCAGGACTAGTTGAAAGTTTAGGTGGCATTTCATTGCATCCATTTAGATTTATT